GCCCGAGGGGCCGCAGGGTGATCCCGGGCCGCAGGGGCCCGCCGGCGCCGACTCGCAAGTGCCCGGGCCCGCCGGCGCACAAGGCGATCCCGGGCCCGCCGGCGCACAAGGCGATCCCGGCCCGCAAGGCGCGCAGGGTGATCCCGGGCCGCAGGGGCCCGCCGGCGCCGACTCACAAGTGCCCGGGCCCGCCGGCCCGCAGGGCGCGCAGGGTGATCCCGGGCCGCAGGGGCCCGCCGGCGCCGACTCACAAGTGCCCGGGCCCGCCGGCCCGCAGGGCGATCCCGGCGCGCAGGGAGCTCCCGGGCCCGCCGGGCCGCAGGGGCCCGCCGGCGCCGACTCACAAGTGCCCGGGCCCGCCGGCCCGCAGGGCGATCCCGGGCCCGCCGGCCCGGCCGGCGCGGGAACCTGGGGATGAGCTCGCTCGACGTCGCCGCGTCCGTGTGGGCTCCGTGGGCCGAGGTAGCGGTCGACCTCGGCACCGTGAGCTCGTGGGAGGCAACCGGCACGGAATGGGGCGGCGGTCAATGGGGCGTCGCGGAGTGGGGGCTCGGGTACCTCACGCCGGCGGCATGGCACACGATCACGGCCGCGATCGAGTCGCTCGACGTCGACACGGGGCGAAACGGCGTCGACGACCCGGGCGACGTCGGTACCTGTTCACTCACCGTGTACGACCCGGCCGGCGAGTATGCGATCGGCGGCTCGCGCTCGGCGCTCGGCGACCTCGTGCGCGTGCGCGTGCGCCACATGGCGAACGATCGAGCTCGCATCGTGTTCTATGGGAAGGTGACCGACGCGACGGCGATCGGCTCGTTTACCGAACCGACGACGAGCCTCAAGGCAATTGACATGCTCGGGAGCGTGCTCGGGAGCGACGACGGCAATCCGCTACCGATGCAGAGCACGACGGCGCGCCTTAACGAGCTACTCGATCGCGCCTCGTTCCCGAACGATCTGCGCGACCTCGGGCCCGACGATATGACCGAGCTCGCCGCGGTCGACAAGGTGGGGAGTCGGATCGACGCGGCACGCGGCGCATCGTCGAGCGCGGTCGGCGGCTCACTGTGGGCCGCGGGCGACGGCACGATCCGTTACCGGCACGGCACGTTCTCACTCGACCCGAGCGAGCTCGACCCGAACTATCGAATCGGGACCGCGCCCGGGTTCGTGTGTCCGAGCGTGCTCGATCTGATCGAGGGCGCCGCGAAGGTCGTCAATGTGTACGACTGGGCGAATCAAGCGGGCGACGTTCGGGCGACCGCCATTCATACCGAGAGCGTGCGCCGGTACGGGCGTAACGCGAGCGTTCGGACGGACCTACTCAACACGCGGCAGACCGAGGCCGATGCGCTCGTCGCCGGCGAGCTCAAGCGAACGGCGAACCCGGTCGAGCAGATCGACAATTGCGAGGTGCCCGTGCACGACGACGAGAGCGCCGAGCTCGTGCTCATCGCGATCGGCGAGCTCGTCGATTTCGCCTATACCGGCGCGGCGCCGTGGGCCGGGCCGTACCTCGTCGGCGGGTACGCGCATCACATCACGCCGGATGAGTGGACTGTTCACGTCAAGGCGTACGCGGCGACCGTCGCGGGCACATGGGGCCGCGCCGTGTGGGGCGTATCCGAGTGGGCCGCATAACGAAAGGATCGAGCGATGCCGAACCCGAACCGTCCGCAATATCAAGACACGATCGAAGAAACATGGGGGCAAGCGGTCGCCGATACCGTCGTGCGGCGCTACGCATCGACGGCCGACCGCGACGCGGACCTCGCCGGGTTCTCGCCGGCCGAGCTCGCCGGGCAAGTCGTCGTCGTGTTGCGCGGCGCCGGGCTACCGCCACAAGTGCACACACACGACGGCGCGGCGTGGCGCGTGCTCGGCGAGCCGTTCATCATCGCGGCCGAGCTCGGCGTGACGGTCGACGCGTGGGGAAACTGGAATGTCGACCTCCCAGCGGGGGCGCGCCTCGTCGCGGCGACGGCCGTAGGGGCTCAAGAGGGGCTCTCGATTCACATGGTCCGGCACACAACGAACGGGCCGACATTTGGCACCCGGGTATCGTTCCGTTCGTATTTCACCAATAGCGCAACGAACCCGGTTAACACGACGATCGGCGCGGCGTACATCGCGGCGGTCACTTACTAGAGAGAGAGGGGCAAGCGTGCTCGGAACCTATTGCCACAACGACACATGCGACGAGTACCTCGTCGCGAAATCGGTCGACCCCGTGCTCGCCGCGGCCGAGATTCAATGTGGCTCGTGTGGTCACACGACAGAACCGACCGCGGAGATAACGGCCGAGCCCGGCGAGCGCGTGGCGGCGCCGTGACGATCGACGACGAGCTCGCCCGCTGGCGAGAGTGGCCGGGCCCGCGCGACGAGCCCGAGGGCGCCGGCGAGCCGTGGGCCCGCGACGAGGATCGAGTCGACGAGCTCGACGACGACGAGGCCGAACATGACTCTTAACCGCGTACCGATCCCATCGCCGAACTACTCGACGCGCGGCGGCGCCGGCGTGCGCCTCGTCGTCCTGCACACGGCCGAGGGCGCGCTCACCTATCAGTCGCTCGGCAATTTCTTCGCGAGCCCGAGCTCGGGCGTGAGCTCGCATGTGGGGATCGACGACACGGCCGGCACCGTGGGCGAGTACGTTCCGCCCGGATACAAGGCATGGACTCAAGCGAACGCGAACCCGTATTCGGTCGCGGCCGAGCTCTGCGCGTTCGCCGAGTGGGATCGCGCCGAGTGGGATCGTCACCCGGCGATGTTGCTCAATGCGGCCGAGTGGGTTCGCGAAGAGTGCGCCCGGTTCGGTATCCCGGTTCTCGCTCTCAGCGCGGACGAGGCACAAGGCGGCGCGGCCGGCGTGTGTCAGCACGTCGACCTCGGCGCCGCGGGCGGGAATCACTGGGACTGTGGGCCCGGGTTCCCGATGGCCGACGTAATCGCACAAGCGGCACGAGGCGGCGCACCGGCGCCGGCGAAACGAAAGGGACGAAACATGATCGCAAGCACGAGCACGGGCGGCGGTTACTGGACGACGACGAGCGACGGCGCGATCGGCGCGTTCGGGGACGCGCAATATCGAGGCGGCGGGTTCGATCCCGACGTCGTGACCGGCGAGGTAATCGGGATCGCCGGGTGCGGCACGGATGGTTACTGGCTCCACACGAGCGACGGCGGCGTACTCGCGTTCGGCTCGGCCGGGTTCTACGGGCGACCCGATCGAGCGTGAGCTCGTGGGGCTCACCGCGGGCGAGTGGCTCGCGCTCGGGATCGGGCTCGGCACGCTCGCCGGCGCCGTAACCGCGCTCATGTGGCGAGTGTTCGGCCGCGGGCCGCGCGATCGCGATTAGCTCCGCACACGATCGCCCGAGAGGGCACGAAACGCGACGGCCGGGCCCTAGTGCCAGGAATCGACCAGGAGCAACGCGACGAGGCGCCCGGGCGGGAGGCGCACGATTGCGCTCGACCCGGGCGCCCCTACCGGCGCGACGCAAGCTGTCAGACACACGGGCGCCGGTACGCGTTGCCGCGCCCGATGCTACCGGCCGAGGGTTCGCCCTACGGAAACGGCCGCGGCGCGCTCGGCGTCGTCGACGGCGTGGGCGTACACATCGAGCAGAATCGCGGGATCGTGGCCGAGGTAGCTCGCCATGCTCTTGACGTCGCCACCGGCGGCGAGGCCTTGCGTCGCGAAGTAGTGGCGAAGGCCGTGCGGGTGGCACGCGGTCACCGGGAGGCCGGCGTCGACGGCGAGCTCGCGCGAGCGGCGGCTCACATAGTCGGGCCGGTACGGCGTCGACCCGTGCGGCATCGTGTCGGGCCCGAACACGAACCCGCGCCGGCCGTCGAGCTCGACCTCGGCGGCGAGGCAGAGCGACTCACGCCGGGCCCGATGGGCGACGAGCTCGGCGAGCGCCTCGGGCGAGAGCTCGATCGTGCGCCGGCGCCCCGTTTTCGTCGTTCCCTCGGCGAAGCGCTTGCCTTTCGGGCTCGTGAGCGCGCGGTGAATCTTGAGCGTCGAGCGCTCGACGTCCAGATCGCCCCACCGGAGCGCGCAGAGCTCGCCGCGGCGGGCGCCCGTGAGCGCGGCCACGCGGAGCAGCACGCCGAGGGTCGGGTTCGCCCGCTCGACCGCATCGAGGTACCGGCGGGCGAGCTCGGGATCGGGCGCGGTTCCCGTGGGCCGCGGCTCGGGCGGCGGGCTCGCTTGCTTCGCCGGGTTGCGGTCGAGCTCGCCCCACCGGACGCCGGCCGAGAGGGCGCCCGAAATCAGGGCGTGCCAGGCGCGGACACCGGAGGCGCCGAGGCCGTCGCGGTCGAGCCGGGCGTACAGCGCATCGAGCTCGCCGGCCGTGATCGAGCTCGCCGGCGTCCGGCCGAGCGCGGTGTCGGCGAGTAGCTCGACCTTGCGGCGCATTTCGGCGAGGTAGCTCTCGGCCCGGCCGAGGCGCTCCCGGTCGTCGACATAGCGCCGGCAGAGCCCGGCGAGGGTATCGGGCGACTCGTCGGCGAGGGCGACGTCGAGCTCGTCGTATAGGCGCCTCTGGAGGCGCTTCGCGGCGTCCAGATCGCCGCGCTCGACCCGCACGAGGCGCCGGCGATCGCCGGCCGTCGTCGAGCTCGCGACGACGCGGTATCCGCCGCGCGGGTGGTGGGTGATCCCGGGCGGGAGGCGCCGGGCTGGGCTCTTGCTCTTCCGTGTGTCTGACATGCGGTCAAGTTTACTCGATCGGCGGCGCTCGGGCACACGCTCGGGCACACGGGGCAATTCGGGATTCGGGAATTCGGGCCGTTTCCCCTGGTCGAGTGGTCGGGCTGCGGGGATTTGAACCCCGGACCTCTTGACCCCCAGTGACGAGCGGAACCGCTCTAGCTGCGGAAATGTCCGCAACGGTCCTGCATGTGCCTACCTCGTGACCAGGGGCGCAGGTGGGCTAGGGCACACATCGGGCACACGCGCGGGCACACGCGGCGCCGAGGCCTTGCACGAGGCACGAGCTCGGGCCCGCTCTCATCCCCTATTGCTTGACGGCGCGGTAACTGCGGGCGCACCATCCGAACCGGAACGGAGGGGGATCGCGTAGACCCAACGCGGCGGGAGGAATGGGGGGCGCCACGATGGGCGATCCCGTGAGTGCACGAGCCGAGGCCTACGGGGCCCGGCTCAAGGCCGAGGCGAGCCGGCAAGGGTTCCTCGGCCGTGATCTGGCCGACCTGATCGGCGTGAGCGAGTCGGCCGTTTCTCGATGGTTCTCGGGCGAGCGGGAAATCGCCGAGGCGCACCGACAAGCGCTCGCCCGGGTGCTCGACGTCCCGCTCTTGGCGCTCTTCCCGCCGATGAGCCCGGCCGGCGAGCGCGTGGCGTGAGCCGCGACGAGGTACCGCCGACGATCGGACTCGACACCGCGGCCCGATGGCTCGGGATTTCCTACGAGAGCGCCCGCCGGCGAGCTCGGGCCGGGGCGCTCCCGGGCGCGTTTCAGATCGGCGCCCGCTGGCGGGTGTCCCGCCGGGCCCTACTGCGGGAGATCGAGCGGCTCGCCGGATTGGGCGCACACGAGCCCGTCGTGCCCCGGGATCGCCCCGTGGCGCCGGGCCGGGCCCGTGTGCCCGCGGCGGCTCTCGATGGCTCTCGGGGCGTTTCCGGCTTGACTAGGCGCCCGACGTTCATCGCGGCGAGCGAGCCGGCCGGCGAGCGCTCGCTCGTGCACAAGCGGGCGCGGAAATCGTGACTGTGCTTCTGAATTCCCTAGCGGTAACTACAAGCCTTTCAGTAGTAGGGGGCGCGCCTCACTGTGGAAAAGGTGGGCCGTTACGTCCCGTTACGTCCCGTTACGACCGAGGCAGGATGGTTACGCAATTGTGACTGTGCACAAGTTTGGGGATATCCGTGTGGACGACGAGGTTCTACTCAGTGAGCCCGATCGCTTCGCCGGGTTCTACGCGCGAGTGATCGAAACGAACGGGTACGAGGCGCTCGTCGAGTTTCCCGATCGAGCGCGCACCATCGCGCCGATCGCGTCGCTCTCGCTCGTGTTGCGGCCGGCGCCGCCGGCCGTCGACGAGCTCGACCTCGGGATCGAGGGGCGCCGGCGTGTGATCCTCCGCGATCCCGATACCGGCGAGGCCCTGAACGATCCCGGGCAACCGTGAGGCGCATCGCCCCGGGCTCGTGTCCCGGCGGGCTCGTCGCCGTGCTATTCGACGACGACGGTACCGAGCTACAACGCGCCGAGCTCACGTCGCGAGCTCGCACATCGGCGGCCGTCGCGGCGGTCGCGGCCGAGACACACGCCGAGCACGTTCGCGACGAGGGCGGCTCCGTGTGCATATTCGACGGCGATTCGGGGCGCCCCTTGCTCATGCTGCTCGCCGGCGCCGTGCTCGTGTTCGGACCCCTACCGTGAGCGCCTCGGCCGAGTGTGGTTGCCGTGTCGAGCTCGGCGACGACTCGCTAGAAGTGTTCCCTTGTGCGAACGAGCAACACGCGCGAGCTCTGGCGGCGGCGGCTCGCGACCTAGCGGAGCGCACGGGAATCGAAATCATCGAGGCGCCCGAGTGAGCGCGTACCGGGGCGCCACCCGCGACACCTACCGCGGGCGGGCGATGCTCGCGGCGGTCGAGGCCGTGCAAGGCCCGCGGGGCGTGGGCTCGTGCGCGTGGCCGGGTTGCCTCAACCGATGGCAACAGGTCGACCACATTCTCGCCCGAGCTCTCGGCGGTACCGATGCGCCGGCGAATCTGCAAGGGCTCTGCACGTTCCACAACGCGGCGAAGGGCGACGGCACACAACGCGGTTACCGGAGGCCGGCGCCGAGGCTCGGCGACCCGGGCGAGCGCTCGCGAAGGTGGCTCACATGACGACGGACACGACCGAACCCGTACCGATCGGGACCGAGGCGAGCGCTCGGGCTCACCTAGAGCGGGCCCGGGAATGTGGCGAGCTCGACGACGACACGCGGCTCGGGCTCATGGCGCGCGGCGTCAAGCTGGGCGCGATTCAAGGTCAGCATGTGGCGATGGCTCAGGCGGCGGCGACGGTTGCGCTCGCCGAGCACGCCGGCGCCATCGTGGCCGAGCTCGGGCGCCTACGGCTGGCCGCGGAGGTTCTCGTCGGCGACGAGCTCGACCGCCGGGCCGACCGGCTCGCCGGCGCCGGGCCGTTCGATCAAGACGAGCCGGCTCGTCGCGTGGTCGCGCTTGAGGCGGCGATCGCCGAGGCGCTCGACGAGCTCGGCGACCCGAGCCGGGTAACGGGACGACGCCCGGCGCCCGTGGCGAACGCGGTCGCGATCTTGCGGGCGGTCGAACGATGACCCTCGCTCTCGCTCTCGCTCTCGCTCTGGCTCTCGTGGCGGTCGTGCTGCAGTACCGGGCCCACCATCGGCGCCGGCCGTGGTGGCGCGCCGACGTCCCGGCCGGCCGACTGTCACCCGACCGCGCCCGGGCCCGTGCTCTCCCGTACCCGCCACCGGAGACACGCGGCCCGGGCCGGGATCAGATCGAAGGGGCGGCATAAGGACACGGACCCGGGTACCGATACCGGGGGGATCGACCCGGGGGGATCGACCCGGGGGGCGAGAGCCGGGGGGCGTACCGCCTACCCGGTACCCGGCCCGGCACCGGGCCCGGGTTCGTGCGCTCGATCACTCTTGCGCGGATCGCCGGCGATCGAGCTCGCCTTACACAATCTGTGGAGCAACCCGGCCGAGCGCGAACAGAATTCGCTTGAGCTCTCCACTCGCCGAAAGGCAAGAGCGCCGACGAGCTCGACGTCGACCGCGCGGAATTACGCGCGGCGTTTCTTAAGCGCCTCGTGTCTCCGTGGCTCAGTCCCGCCGATTCCCCCACCAGGCCTAAAACCTCCCAAACGCGCCCCGGGCCCGTAGCCTTGTTGGCCGTGCATGATCCGTGCGCCCGAGAGCTCACTCGATCGAGGCCGGCGGCTCGGCGCTTGACGATCAGACACGGGCGCCGGCGGCGCTAGTGCCGAAACTGCCGACCGTCCCGGGCGAGCTCGCCGGCGCGATCCGCCGAGGCCGGGGCGAGGGCCGGCTCGGGCCCGAGCATCGAGTCGACGTCGCTCGGGCCCGGTTGCTCGCCGGGATGCTCGTCGACGACGCGACGCCGCGCTCGGCGATAGCCGCGATCGACCGCCGGCTCGACGTCGTGCTCGTGCGGCTCGGGATCGTGGCCGAGGCGACCGGGCCGACCGAGCTCGCCGAGTGGCTCGCCGGGCTCGACACGACCGAGGCCGAGCTCGACGACGAGGGCCAGGGCGACGACGAGCCCGATCCGCCGGCGCCGGGGCCCGGGCCCGGCGTACTCGAGCTCGAGGACCGGGATCGGGGCGAGAGCTCCGCACACGATCCCGCCTAACGGCACGAACGGGCCGGGCTGGGCCCTAGTGCCAGAGAGCGAGCAGGACTAACGCGACCGCCACTCTTCGCGCCGGCGAAGGGCCCGGGACCGAGCGAGGGCCCACGCGCCGCGGCGATCGCTCGCTCCGTGCTCGGGCTCGATCCGCTCCGATGGCAGAGGCTCACGCTCAATCGCGGACTAGAGCGCGAGCTCATCGGCGCGCCGGGCTCTCGGCGCCGGTCGCGTTGGCGATGGCGAACCGTCGTCGTGACTGTGGCGCGCCAGAACGGTAAGAGCTCATTACTGCGCGCGCTTATCGGTCACCGGCTCGTCGCCGGCGATACGGTCGGCGCGCTCTCGTCGATCCGTGCGGTCGGTAAGGAAGTCATGTTCACGCCGATCGCGGACGCGTTCACGGGCCGGCGCCTCGTCGACCTGTTCGACGCTCGGGCGACTCGATCAAACGGAAACGAGGCGCTCTCGCTCGGCGCCACCGGCGGGCGCCTCGTGATGCCGAGCGCGTCCGAACGCGGCGCACACGGGTACTCGCTCGACCTCGCGATCGTCGATGAGGCGTGGGCTCTCAAGGATTACCGCGTGCCTCAAGCGCTCACGCCGACACAGATCGCCCGGCCCGATCCGCAATTGTGGGTCGTGTCGACCGCCGGCACGAGCGAGAGCGCGTGGCTCCGCGAGCTCGTCGAGGCCGGCCGGCTCCCGGGCGCGGCCGAGGATCGGCTCGCCCTGTTTGAGTGGGCGGCGCCGGCCGAGCTCGACCCGAGCGACGTCGCCGCGTGGGAGGCGGCGAACCCGGCGCTCGGCGAAACGATCACGCTCGACGAGCTCGGGCACGCCTACGCGATGGCGACCTCGCCCGAGAGCCGAGGCGAGTTTGAGCGAGCTCACCTAAACCGCTGGACCGCCGGCGTCGAGGCGATCATTTCGGCCGAGTCGTGGCGGGCGTGCCTCGCGCCCGAGCTCCGCATCGGGCCCGAGCTCGTGTTCGGGTTCGACGTCGCTCACGACCGATCGCAGAGCTCGATCGCGGTCGCGGGCATCGCCGGCGAGCGAGTGGTCGTCGAGCTCGTCGAGCAGCGACCCGGTACCGAGTGGCTCGGGGCGGCGCTCCGTGAGCTACGGGCGAAATGGGCGCCTCTGGCGATCGTGGCGAACGAATACGGGCCGGCGCGCTCGATCGTGGGCGAGCTCGTCGCGGCCGGCGAGGCGATCGAGGCCTACAACACGAGCGCCTACCTCGCGGCGTGTCAGATGTTTTACGACCTCGTGAGCGAGGGCCGGCTCGCCCATCGAGGGCAAGGCGAGCTCGACGCGGCGGCGCGGGCCGTGGGCCGGCGAGCCGTCGCGGACTCGTGGGCGTTCGGGCGCGCCGTGAGCTCGGCCGATATCTCGGCGCTCGTGGCCGCGGCGACCGCCGCGCATCGAGTAAGCCGGCCGCACATCGCGCCGAGGATCGTCGTCGGGTAGTCAAGTCAAGCGGTCACGACCAGGGGCGCGGCGTAGCGTTTCGGCCCGTATGGCAATTCTGCGACGTCGGCGCAAGGTCGAAGCGGGCGACGACGAGCGCCGCGCGCAAGCGGCCGGGCTACCTACCGAGGTAACCGGGCTCCCGATCGGCACGGGCGACGAGGCGCCGGTCACCGCGACCGAGGCGCTCTCGACGTCGGCGATCGCCGGCGCGCTCAATGTGATCGCCGGGCGCGGCTCGACGCTCCCGTTACAGCGCTGGCGCGGGCCGACCGAGCTCGACCCCGGGACGTTTCTCACGCATCCCGAGAGCGATAACAACACGCCGGCGGCGGCGACGATCTGGCGCACGCTCGCCGATATGTGCCTCGCCGGCCGGGCGTATTGGCGCGTGCTCTTGCGCGATTTCTCGGGGTTCCCGCTCGTCGTGCGGCGCATCGAGCCGATGCGATGCTCGCCGCGCACCGAGCAATTTCCCGGGATCGGGCTCGTGATCCTCGGATGGCTCATTGACGGGATCGAGCTCGACGAGCGCGAGGTGATCGCGTTCTCGGCGCCGAACGGGCGCGGGTGGTGCGTCGACGGCGCCCGGGCGATTCGCACCGCGATGGCACTTGAGCGCGCGGCGAAGCATTACGCGGACGAGCCCATGCCGACGATCGTTCTCAAGAATGTGAGCGGCGTCGACCTTCCCGACGAGAAGGTTACGGGAATACTCGACGCGTGGAAGGCGAGCCGGTCGAAACGAACGACGGCGTATCTCAATAGCGCGCTCGACGTCGATCACGTCGGATATACGGCGGTCGAAATGCAATTGGCCGATAGCCGGCAACAGGCCGTGCTAGAGATTGCGCGGCTCACCGGCGTACCTCACGGATTGCTCGCCGCGTCGCCACAAGGCGCGACGCTCACCTATCGCAACATCGAGGGCGAGAATCAACAAGCCCTGCAAGCGATGGCCCCGTACCTCGTGGCGGTCGAGCAGCGCTTGAGCGCCGACGACGTAGTGCCACACGGACAGCACGTCCGGTTCGATCTAACCGAGCTCATGCGCCCGGCAACCGGCGACCTCGTGCAAATGGTCGCGACGCTCTATCCGATGGGGCTCATCGACGCGCCCGAGGCGCGCGACCTGCTCGGGTTCGGCGCGCAAGCGCCCGCGGGCCCACCGGCGCAACCGGCGCCGGCGCCTCTCCCGGCCGCGCCCGTTCCCGTACCGAGTCGATCGGGGCCCGTACCGTGATACCTCACCCGAATCAAATGCGCTTGTGGGGCGAGCTCGCCGAAGAGCCGGCGCCCGGGCAGATATGGGCGGCGGCGCCGATCGCCGGCGTGAACGAAACGCGGCGCACGATTTCGGGACTCGTCGTCCCGTGGGAAGTCCCGGCCCGGGTGAACGGCGCCGAGTTTCCGCTGCGGTTCGTGCGCGGCTCGATCCTCGTCGACGCCGGCGCCCGCTTGCTCGCGCATCACGACCGGGCGCGCCCGCTCGGCGCTCCGCTCGATTTCAAGGACACGCCGGCGGGATTGCGGGCGACGTTCAAGGTTGCGCGGACCCGCGACGGCGACGAGGCGCTGTCGATGGCGAGCGACGGAATTCTCGATGGGCTCTCGATCGGCGCCGAGCTCGTGGACGTCGACGAGCTCGCCGGCGAAATCGTGGTGCGGGCGGCGCTCGCTCGCGAGGTTTCACTCGTGACTCTCCCGGCATGGGCGATCGCCCGAGTCGGTTCGTGAAAGGAACAGAACACATGCGGCAACAGACCCGACACACGACCCGCCGGCCGAGAGCGATCACGGCCGAACTTCTCCGTCCCGAGCGCGTCGACGAGGCGGGCCGGCCCGAGCTCGTCACCGGCGACGCGCCCGCGACCGGCGCGACTCCTGGCGAGCTCGCCGGCGCACCGGCCGCACCGGCCGCACCGGCCGCACCGGCGACAGGAGGGGCGCCACCGGCCGCACCGGCCGGGCAACCTCCCGCGGCCGGCACGCCGGCAGAGCCGGCAACGCCGGCGAGCGGTGCGCCACCGGCACCGGCCGCGCCGGCCGCGCCGGCCGCGGGACAGACGGTCGCGGAGGTTCTCGCCGCGATGGGGATTCACGCGTCGCCGGTTCACGTTCACCGAGAGCCATCGCCCTACATCGAGGCGGGCGGGCGGGTGAGCGAGCGGTTCGGGTTCTTTGCGGATATCTACGCGCAAGGGACGAGGGGCGACGGCGAGGCCGGCCGGAGGGCCGCGCAATTCCAGAGCCAACTACGCGACTACATCGCGGCGGCGGCGAACGACTCGACGAGCGGCGCGGACATCATCCCGCCGGCGTGGGGCGGCGCGTGGTATGTCGATCAGATCGCGCAAATGCGCCCGGCCGTGACCGCGTTCGCGTCCGCGGGCATTACCGACAATCGGCCCTTCCCGGTCCCGCGTTTCAAGGACACGACACCGAGCTCGCTCGTCGCCGATCACGTCGAGGGGCAACCCGACGCGCCCGGCGTGGTGAATTTCGATCAGGTCATGGTCACGCCGAAGGCGAAGAGCGGGCGCGCCGAGGCATCGCGCGAGCTACTCGACGGATCGCCGGCGCTGGCCGACCGTGTGATATCCGCCGCGCTGCAAGAGTCCTATTCACAGGCCACCGAGTCGACGATGGCCGGCGTTCTCGCGGCCGGGGCGACAGCGGGGCCCGCCGGCGGCGCGACGGCGGTCGCGGCCGAGCAAGCGATTCGCGCCGCGCTCGGGTTGCTCCCGGGCACGCGGTTCGCGCCCGGGCGAGTGATCCTCCCGAGCTCTCACGTTTGGGCGGCGCTCGTCGGCGCCGATGGGCCGGACGGGCGCCCGCTCTTCCCGTACTTGCTCAATGGGCCGACGAACGCGGCCGGCACGACAACGACGGCGTACGCGACCGGCTCGATCGCCGGCGTCGAAACCCGGCCGGCGTGGGCGCTCGATCCCGGGCAGATCATCGTCGGCGCCGGCCCGGCCGACGCGATGGCGTTTGAGAGCTCGATGCTTGAGTTCCGATTCGCCGAGAAGAGCGGGCCCGAGCTCGTCGAGTTCAATGTGTGGGGCTATTTCGCCGCGGTCGTGTTGCAAGCGCGCGGCGTGATCCTCATAACGTCGACCGTCGCCGCGGGCGACACCGGCGAAATGGTCGCGGCCGGCAACGGCGGCGGCGGCGCCCCGGAGCGCAAGAGCTCGGGCAAGGCCTAAGCCCGGGCGATGCCGGAAGGGCCCGTAACCGTCGACGAGGTACGCAAGCGCTTAGGCGGCGCGCCCGCGGCCGAGGACGCGGACCTACAAGGGGCGCTCGATACGGCCGAGGCTCACGTCGTCGCGTTGCTCGCCGAAGAGTGGCGCGACGCGGCGACGTGGCCGGCCGATCTGCACGACGGCGTATTGATCGCGGCCGTGCTCACCTACCGCAACGCGGAGAGCCCGACGCCGGCGGCGGCGGTCGACGGTAGCGGCGCGCCGATCGTCCCGCCGATCGCGTGGGACCGCTGGACCCGGCCGCGGCTGGGGGCCTACCTCGCGGCGGGCTCATGGGCGCAGTAGCGACGATGAGCTACCTCGGCGATCAGCGAGCGCAATTGATCGAGGCGATCGCCGGCGACGATTTCACGACGGCGCCGAACACGGACGCGATTAAGGCGCTCCCGGCGATCGTCGTCGAGCCGTCGCGCGCCTCGTGGCTCGATGGCTCCGTCGACAGTGGGCCCGGGCGCGTCGTGCGGTACTCGATCGAGGCACTCGTCGTCGTGAACGCGCAAGAGCCGATCGGCGCGCTCGGCGACCTAGAGGATCACGTCGAGCTCGTGCTCGGGCGCTTGCCTAAAGCGTGGCGGTTCGATCGAGCAGAGGCGCCAGTACCCGAGCGAACCCGAGGCGGCGAAATAACGGCGCTCCGTTCGACCCTCACTCTCTCGATGCGCTACTCGATCACTTAACGAAAGGAACACAACATGCCGAACGCGATAATCCTCATGCCGGCAGAATTCACGGTCACGGTTGGCGCGGTCAGTTGCGAGTGTCAAGTGAGCGAGGCGACGGTCAAGTTCGACACGACGACGGCGACGATCAAAACACTGTGCGCCGAGAGCGAAGTCGCGACGGCCGAGAAAGGCACGCTCACGCTCGCCGGTTATCAGGACTACACAGAGGCGCAAGGGCTCTGCAATTTCTTGTGGGAGAACGCGCTCAAGCAAGCGACGTTTGTAATCACGGGCACCGACGCCGCGGGAAACGTCGCCGAGCTCACCGGCGATATGCAAGTGCGGCGACCTCCGTTCGGGCCGACCGCCGACGACGCGGCGAAATTCTCGATCGACATTCCCGTGATCGGGATTCCCGCGTTAGTCGTGACGCCGGCCGGGCCGTGAGCTCGTGGCCTATCGGATCGAGGTAAAGGGAGGGCCCGAGCTCCATCGAGCGCTGCAAGGCCTAAACGGCGACCTCCGCGACCTCTCGCGACTCAATGGCGACGTCGCGCGCGACCTCGTGTCGGCGATCAGGGCCCGGGCGCCGCGCGAGTCGGGCCGGCTCGCCGGTTCGTTTGAGCCGATCGGCTCGCGTGACAAGGCCGAGGCGAGATCGTCGCTCGACTACGCGGGCGTGCAGAATTTCGGATATGCGCCCCACAACATCGAGGGCACACATTTCGCCGAGGCCGCGCTCACGAGCGCGGCGCCGGCGGCAGAGGCGAAGTATCGACAAGGGATCGGAGAACTATGCAAGAAGGCCGAACGGTGACGATGAGCGGGCCGGCGCCCGGCGAGATTCCGCCGGCGCTCGCCGCGATTTCGATCAACGCGGTAGAGGAAATGGAGGGGCGCACGGGGCGCCCGTTCGGGAAGATGATCGACGAGCTCGTGTCGGGCGAGTGGTCGATCGAAACGATGCGCGAGCTCGTGCTGCTCGTCGCGCCCGAGCGCGAGCTCGTGAGCCTCGGCGATCTGATCGAGGCGGCGCAAGAGCTCTTCCCAAAAGACGAGAGCGCGGAGACACCGTGACAGAAATGCGCGTGCGCCTCGCTCGCGTGTGGGGATGCTCGCCCGTATCGCTGCGCGGGCTCAACCTCGGCGAGCTCGTGGCGATGGGCGAGGTACTCGACGCGGAGAGGCGAGCGCGCTAAGTGGCCGCGACGAGCCTCACGATTCAGGTACTCGCCGACGTCGCGAAGGCCGTCGAGGGCATTAACTCCGTCGACAAGAAAACGAGCTCGCTCGGGCAGACGATGAAGGCCGCGGGCGGCGCCATCGCCGGCGCGTTCTCGACCGAGAAGATCATTTCGTTCGCGCAGACCGCGCTCGCGGCCGGTATGGATATGCGCCGGGCGATGAAAAATGTCACGGTCGTATTCGGCGACTCGGCCGCGGGCGTCAAGGCGTGGGGCGAAACGGCGGCGAGTGCGTTCGGCATGACCGCGGCCGAGGCCGACAAGGCGGCGGCGAAGGTCGGCGTCGCGCTCACCGGGTTCGGATTGAGTCAAGAGCAAGCGGCGACGGCGAGCGAGGCGCTCGTGCAACGCTCGGCCGAGCTCGCGAAGGTTCTCGGCGTCGACCAGGCAGAGGTACTCGCACGCGTCGAAGCGGCGATGCGCGGCCGTACCGCCGGGCTCAAGGATTACGGCGTGCAGGTCGCGAAGGGTTCCGACGCGACCGCGATCCTTAACGCATTTCTCGATCAGACGGCACAGTACGCGGGACAAGCCGATACGCCGATGGGGACATTCAAGGCGACGATGAGCGACCTCACCGCGCAAATCGGGATGGCACTCATTCCGGTATTGAACACTCTGCTCCCGATCTTTCAATGGCTCGCCGATTGGGCGACGACGCACAAGGCGACATTTACCGCGATCGTGATCGTCGTCGGCGCGCTCGCGCTCGCGTTCTCGATCGCCGCGACCGCGGCGGGTGTGTTTGCGCTCGCGTCAATGTCGGCACTCTGGCCCGTGCTGCTCGTCGTCGGGGCCGTCATCGCGCTAACCGCGGCCGTGATCCTGATAATCAAGTATTGGGGAACGCTCGTCGGGTGGTTCCATACGGGGGCGAGCGCGATCGACGGCGTAATCGACAAGATGGGCCCGCTCATCTTGCTATTCGGCCCGCTCGGCGCGGCGATCCTCGTCGTCGAGCATTTCGGGCAAGCGTGGAACGCGGTACATACGGCCGTGAGCGCGGTCGTGACCGTGATTCAGAAAGTCGTCGACGCGGTGGGCAACGCGGCGGGCAAAATCGGCGATTTCCTTTCGCATATCCCGCACATCCCCGGACTCAACATTCCCGGCGTAACCGCGGCGGCGGCGCCGGCGGGCGCGAGCTCTTACGGCGGCGTGAGCCCGTTCGCGCCCGTCGTGTTCGCGCCGGCGATCACGTTCACGGGCGACGTCGGCGATCCGATGCTCGCCGGCCGGCGCATCGTGGGAGCGCTTGAGAAGTGGGCCGGGGCGAACGGCCGGCGCCGTATCGCCGCGCTCGTGGGCGCGAACGGCAGCGGCGGCGGCGGCGGGATGCAGGGCCCGCAAGGCGAACCCGGGCCCGCCGGCCCGGCGGGGCCCGAGGGGCCGCAGGGTGATCCCGGGCCGCAGGGGCCCGCCGGCGCCGACTCACAAGTGCCCGG